GGTTACAAGAAACCTGAAGTATTAAAAACAAAGGCGCGGTTTGATCGTATAGACACTAAGCAAGATTTTGATATGACATTACAGTTATTACGGCTTGGTCATAAAAATGCGGTACTCTACGGCTATGCTCATAATCAGCCAGGAAGCAATGTGCAGGGGGGATGCAGTGTCTATCGTGATTCAGATATGATGAATAGGTGTAGCCATGAACTTGCTGAGTTGCACCCCGGATTTGTAAAGGTCGTTGAAAAACATACGAAAACGAGTTGGGGCGGCGGTAAAAGAACTGACGTTCGTATAGCATGGAAGAAAGCATATGAGAGTTATATACAGTCGTAATGTAAACGAAGCATATACTATCGGCCTTAATGCGTTAGATGCCGCTGGTAATATTGAAGATAGTCGTGTTGGTCAAGTTAAAGTTTTTCCAACGCCTGTTTCTACCGTGTATGAGAGACCACGCGAACGTGTTTTGTTTAATGAAAAACGCGACGCTAACCCATTTTTTCATTTAATGGAAAGCCTGTGGATGTTGTCAGGGCGTAACGACGTAGAATGGATACAGCATTATAACGGTAAGTTTGGTCAGTTTAGTGATAACGGTATTACATTTAATGCGGCATATGGATACAGATGGCGTAAACAGTTTAGGCGTGACCAGTTAGATGAACTGGTGCAAATGCTTAAACGTGACCCTAACACACGAAGAGCCGTAATAAGTATGTGGGATCCGTATGCTGATTTTAACGCTGATGGTAAAGACTTTCCTTGTAACTTAAATATCGCATTTAGAATACGAAATGGTAAACTAACCATGACCGTGTTTAACCGTAGCAATGATATTATATGGGGAGCCTACGGAGCCAACGCCGTACACATGAGCATACTACAAGAGTATATTGCCAGTGCGTTAGAGTTACCTGTCGGCGAGTATACGCAAGTAAGTAATGACTATCATGCTTATACAGAAGTTATGGCTAGGGTTGGCATACCCGACCCACACCCTATGTGTCCGTATGATATGGGGCAAGTTGAACCGCACCCGTTAGTGAGTGAAAATATAGCACAGTGGGGTGAGATGCTATTTTATTTCATGGCCGATACACACCTTTTCCATCAACAAAAATTTGAAGCTAACTATAGGTTTGACATGAAACGGTTTTCCCAAGAACCGTTTTTCTGTGACGTAGCTGTACCGATGGTTCGCGCTTGGGGGAGATTTAAACATAAAGACTACAAAGAAGCGATTAAATTAATTACAGAAACTATGCCCGAATGTGATTGGAAAACGAACTGTAGAGAATGGTTAATAAGAAAGGCAGAAAGAAATGCAACATCAAATGCTCAGAAAAGGCGGCTCCGTCAAACGGTGGCACACGATAACGAATGCTAAAGAACAAACTGTCGCAGCTCATAGTTGGGGTGTTGCAGTTATTATTATGGAGCTTTGGCCTGATAGTCGTACTGACCTTATTCATGCTGCTCTGCTGCATGACGTTCCTGAACAGCTTATTGGAGATGTTCCCGCCCCTACGAAATGGGCGCACCCCCGCCTCGCCAAAGAACTCAGCTTGGCAGAAGAAAGTTTCTGGGACATTGTTAAAGTAAAGTTTCCAGCCCTTACAACAGAAGAGCAGCTTCAACTTAAAGTAGCCGATATGCTTGAGCTACTTTGGTATTGCATTGAAGAAGAACGCTTGGGCAACAAAAATTTCAAGGAAGTATTTGTGCGCGGCGTAGAGTATATCAAGCGGTACCAACTATGTGAAGCATCCACTCAAATGCTGGATGATATTATTAAAATGGAGGCAGAATTATGAACTGGACTGTTTTAGTCTTTGCCTGTTTTTCTAACTTTTGCGTAGAGATGTATTGGCTTGAATACTTTAGAACAGAAATCGAGTGTAATGACACACTGGCAATGATTCATGCTCAGATAACAGACCATGATATTCACGTACTAGATATAGGATGTATTAAAAATGACATACGCTAATGAACGACAGGTAGGCGGCACCCATTACCGTAACAAAATTCAACACTGGGACTGGGTTGCTTCTAATGAGCTAGACTATTTCCAAGGGCAGATAACAAAATACGTTTCTCGTTGGAAAAATAAAAACGGTATTGAAGACCTTGAGAAAGCACAGCATTTCTTAGAGAAATATATTGAAATACAAAAACGCACCGAGCTTAATAAGAACCAGCGTAGCCTTGACTTAGAAGGTAGTGAACCATTAGCCCACGGATATGTGAACCAAGATTAATGCGCGGAGAACTTATTATAAACGCACTGAAAAGTGCCACGTCTATATTTAACCTCAGTAAGCGTGAACTGCGTTTGCTTACTATGTACGATAGTCGTGTTATTGATCGTTGGTATAAAAGCAGTAAGGTTTCTATAGAGGAAGCCGCAGTGTGGGCTGATGTACTTGGTTATGAATTAATACTTAAACGGAAAGAACCGTCATAATGCAAATACCCATGTTTGAACCGAAAAGTAATTGGGCCGCACCTGAATTACTGCCCGATTTTACGGGTGTTGAAGCTATAGCCATAGACCTTGAAACCTGTGACCCTGCCTTATTAGATAGTGGTCCAGGATGGCCTTGGGGTGAAGGTCACGTTGCTGGTATCGCACTATGTTTCAAAAAAGGTAGTGATTTCGAATCACACTACTTACCGATTGGTCATCAGTTGGGCCAGAATTTAGATAAGTCTCTTGTTCGTACTTATCTACAAGATTTATGTAGTTCGCCAACCCCCAAAGTGTTTCATAACTCATTGTATGATTTAGGCTGGTTACGAACAGAAGGCATAACTCGAATAGAAGGTGAGATATTTGACACAATGAGCGGTGCCGCCTTACTAAATGAAAATAGGAAAAGCTATAGCTTGGATAATGTTGGTAAGTCTTGGTTAAATATCGGTAAAGACGAAACACTGTTACAAGAAGCAGCGGCGGCGTATCGCATTAAAAATGTAAACTCTGAGATGTGGAAACTGCCGCCTAAATTCGTAGGCCCGTATGCTGAACAAGATACAGTAGTAACTCTTAAGCTGTGGGAATATGAAAAGGCTAGGCTTGAAAAGGATGACCTCCAGAAAATCATGGAACTCGAGATGTCTATTATACCCTTACTCGTAGAAATGCGAGCACGGGGTATTCGCATAGATATAGATAAAACAGAACAGACCAAAGCCGAACTGCTTAAACAAAAAGTGAAATTAGATAAAGAACTATATAGGAAATTTGGTGTAAAGATTGATGTATGGGCCTCGGCTAGTATCGCAAAAGCGTTTGACCACCATAACCTAGAATATCCACGAACAGAAAAAACAGCCGCCCCGAGTTTTACCAAGGAGTTTTTAGAAAGCCACCCCCATGAAATAACAAATACGATTTTACGCATTCGTAAAATAGACAAAACGATAAACACGTTTATGGACGGTATGGTCTTAGGTTCAGCGCATAACGGTAGGATTCACGCAGAATTGCACCCTCTTAAAAGTGATGAAGGCGGTGCCGTTTCAGGTAGGTTCAGCTGTAGTCGGCCTAACCTTCAGCAAGCCAGCGCGCGAGACCCTGAGTTTGGGCCAATGGTTAGAGGTTTATTCTTACCAGAGGAAGGCCAGCGTTGGGGGGCGTTAGACTACAGTAGCCAAGAGCCAAGGCTTACAGTTCATTATGCCCACAAAACAAATCAACCGGGAGCGGCTGAAGCCGTTAAAAACTATAACACTGATGAAAATATGGATTACCACCAGATGGTGGCTGATCTTGCAGGAATATCGCGCAAACACGCTAAGACAATTAACTTAGGGCTGGCGTATGGTATGGGTCAAGTCAAGCTATGCGCCAGTTTAGATCTGCCCACTGAAAAGGTACAAAATAAGAGCGGTAAAATAGTTGAAGTAGCAGGGGAAGAAGGCGTACGAATCATTAAACAGTACCATGAAAAAGTACCGTTCATACGAGGGCTAACCTCTACCTGTGCCAACCTCGCACAAGACCGTGGGTACATTCGTACTATCGGCGGTAGGTTATGTCGCTTTGATATGTGGGAACCTTCAAACGGCGAGTGGCAGTTACCCATAGAAACCCGAGCCGCCGCTATGGATAAATGGGGTAGCCAGATACGCAGAGCGTTTACACATAAGGCGCTTAACAGACTTATACAAGGCAGTGCCGCTGACATGACTAAACTAGCAATGCGTGACTTATGGCAAGAGGGCATTGTGCCGTTGCACCAGATGCACGATGAACTTGACTTTAGTTTTGAAACAAAAGCCCAAGCAGACAGATGTATTGAAATTATGGAAACATGCTTGCCTTTATCCGTGCCTGTAGTTGTAGACGCCGAGTTTGGTAACACATGGGCCGACGCACAACATACTTGGGAGGAAAGCGATGCCTGAAGCGTTGGGACTTAGTTTAACCGTAGTTAAATTCTTACTAGATATGGCTTTACAACCAAGACTAGAAGCTGACCCTGAGTGGGTACATGGAATAGGGCAATACCAATTAAGCTCAACATTAGCCGAAACAGAATCCTGTAAACGAGCAGAGCAACGAGCTAAGTTTTCAGCCCTGCAAAAACTCGGAGGGGAGCGCATTACGGGTGAATCATTACTAACCTGTACCGATAACGGTGAGGTAAAATGCCCTATTACAGAATTTACATGGTCCACATTCGATGGGTTGATTAAAGGAATAAAAGATAAAAAAATTGAAAAAATTAACGGTGTCTGTAAAGTAACTCTACAAGCCTATGTAGATCTC